TCGATTTGCGATTTTGCTTTGTCAAAGGTGCTGGTTACGTCCTTCGGTAGCCCAAAAATTGGAACCTTCAGTGCTTCGCCAACACCCTTGGCTGCTATACCAGCAATCGCCTTGGCAGCGCCCTCAGCCTGATTCCGCATACGCCGGAACTGCTCCGCGTTCGCGGCCGCTGCTTTTGCCTGCTCCCGCAGTCCCGCAGCAAACCCCCGAGCTTGATCCGCGAACCGTTGAAGCGCAACCTTATCTAGGGAGTCGTTAAAGCGCTTCTGTTCCGCTGCGGTCTGGGCGGTGGTCTGCTTTGCTTGGCGTAGCGCGGCCTCGACAGCACCTAGACGGTCGGTCAGCTGCTGCGTGCCGGCGACACCTAGGTCGGATTGATCACGAAGATTGCGAAGCGCCCTTGCGTAATCTTCAAGCCCCTTAATTGAATTCTTAGGGCTGAAGTCAAGCGCTTGCTGGAAACTTCCAAACTTAAGCTCCCTTGTCGCCTTTTTAACGCCTTCGGTCAGTGCCCTGCCGGCCTTTTCGCCCGCAGACTTGGCGTCCTGCTCTACCCCTGAAAAGATTGAACCTGCGTTGGTATCCTTAAGGGCGCTAGCGACCTGACTGCGGAAGGCATTAAGTGCCTGTAGTGCCTCTTGGGTCTGAACCTCTAGGCGCAGTACCGCTGTGCCGAGATCCTGAGCCACTAGCGCTAACGCCTCCTATAGCCGAGGTTGCCGAGGAAACCTTGTGTATGGCTTCTGCACTCACCGCTCTCGCTAACGCCAGCTGCACCTTCACGGTGGTAAAAACCGGGGTCGTGACTGACCCAACAACCGGCAACGTCGCTCCTGCCACTGAAACAGTCACCGTTAGTCTGTTCCTAAAGTCGGACAAAATCAGCGGCACCACCTTCCCAGGTGTTGAGGTGCTTGAAACAGTCTTCGACGGCTACTGCCTGTCCACACTCGATACCCGCGTGCAAGTCGGCACCGAGGGTGTTGTCACATTCGCAGGTGAGGGCTCTATGAACTGCGAGGTGACCGGCCTGCGCCTTCCCTACGGCAAAACCGGCCTGCTAGCCGCCACTCTCAACGCAGCCCTCGGCGAGCGCATCCAACTCACCAGTAAGGAGCAAAACGCTTGAGCTTCTATTTCGCCAAATGGACGCCCGAAAACGTGTTTAATAAAGTCGCGGAGTCTTTAGAGAAAGCAGGTGGTGTATATGCCCAAGAAACAGTTCTACAGATGTCAAATCCAGTCTGGCAATGGAACTGGGATACACGTCGCCGTGTCAGCCTCCTGATGGGTGGCGAACGCACGCAAGGCGTGCCAGGTGTCAAGGTCCGCGCAGGCAAACGCGACATCGTTGACACCGGACGCCTCTTGGATTCAATGACCCAGCCGCGGGTCATCAAGACACAGGACGCAATCTCAATGGAGATCGAGTGGAAGGCTTCCTACTCAGGCAGGGTGCTGACCGGTGGTGACTACGGGGTGTACACCCCGCCGGGTCAAACCAACTCTGTAGTGATGCGTAATCGCCCAGCACGCAACTGGATTGAAGCCGCATTTCAAGCAAAGCCACCCCTACAGGTGTTCACTGAAATCTGGAAAGGTGGCGCATGAAGCCCGCTGCCTGATGACAGCGGGCGCTTAGCTCCCTATCTCAGATCAAGCGTTGGTCTCAGCGCTCCAGGAGTAGCTGCCGTAGCCAGTCAGGGTGAAGGTGACCTGAGCCACGTTGCCGGCGGCAATGGACTCGGAGAAGTCGGTTACCCATGCCACACCCGAGTGGTACTCGGGGTCGCCGAGGGTGCTCATCTCGGGCGATTCGCGATACCACTCAACGGTTGTGCCGGATGCAGCGTTAAGGGCGGCGTTCTTCAACACCAAATAGCCTGCGTCGTTAAGGTTCAGGTTCATTTGCATCGGAATCGTGTAGCTCTGCTGCTGCACGATGGATGCGGTGAAGCCAAGGGTGCTGCCGTAGTCCAGCACATCTTGGGTTTGAGTGGAGCCCTGGATAGAGGCGTCTGTCAACGACAGCACCTCGGTCATGCCAGCGCTTCCGGTGGGATTCGTTGAAGCAGTGCTGCCGGCTTTAACGAAAAATCTGTAGCCCAGCGAATTGTAGAAGCTGCCTGTTGCCATGACTCTTGGGGGAGCTTATGGCCCTAAGTTGCCGCTTCGCCCTGCTCTAATACCTCCCAAGGGGTGGCGCGGGGGCAGATGTGCAGGTCGAAACCCCGTATGTCGTGATCCGTGGGGCTGGTGGCAACCAGCGCCAGCTTTAGCTGCTCTTCAGTGATCTCCAGCGCAATCAACACCTCCTCTCGAGTGCTGCCGCGGTCCAGCATCTTTCGGGCCAGCTGACCGTTGCGACGTACAGCGCCTGGGGCTTTCACCAGCCAGTTGTGGTCGCGGATGAAGTGCAATACGTCGCCTTCAGCAAACACCGTGAGCAACGTGGAAAAAGTGCCCTTGGCTGGCTGCCAGGCGCGGCATGTCTTGATAAAAGCCTGGTCAATGCACGAAAACACGTCTTCGGCGCTGACAAAGGGGTATTTTCTGCATAGCTTGCGCCCCATTAGGCGCAGTAGACCCTGATGCTCGCGATACATCGCTGCGATGCTGCGCTGCTCTTCCTTGGTAAGCGGCGTTGCTAGGTAGCCTGTGCGCGGACGATGACGCGCACCTCCAGGACTATTCGACTGGTGGGCCACCTGCGCCATTTGCGCAGTGTAGCCAAACCCACCTACTTAGCTACGTCTACCTAACTGCGTTGCAGCGCTACAACGCCGCCTAGCCCGCCTCGCGTCGTACTCGTGGTGAGGCAGCCCAAGATTGTCGCCAGGTGCGGCAGCACCGTCAGCGGTGTAACTGCCTCTGTTGTTGAGTTGCCGACGTTCGTGTTCCACTCAATCTCCATCACATCTAGCTTCAAACGCTTGAGGTCACGGTTTGGGATCCCCGTCACCAACGCCTCCTTACTAGAGGAGCTCCGTAACAGAGTCGGATCTCCGAGCAGTGCATTGGCTAAGTCAAAGGTGCATAGTTCGATCTCGCGTGGAATCTCATCGTCTGCAATGGTCTTGTCACCACAGCTGGCTCCCTCACGCGGCCAAGACAGCGCCTGCGTTGTAGTGGCTCTGCTACCGACCCAATTCAACGTCTCTATGCCGTTGGTGGCAGTGATCAACGCCTTGATCTTGTTTGCTTCAGTCGCGCTACTCCAAGTAAGCGTGCCCACCATCCCATCGGCAATGCTGTCAGCGCCCGCAACGCTCAGATAGCTGTTGGCGTTACTGGCTCCTGCAGTTGCTACGAGGGTTGGCACTTGCTTTTAGGCGACTGGCTAGGTTTCCGGGGCAACTTCGGTTGTACATGCCTATGTCTGATGAGCGAAACCACTGAAGAAGTGCTCACACCCACTACTGAAGTGAGTGCTCCCGCCAAAACCACTCGTAAGAAAGCAGCCAAACAGGAAGTGCAGGCCCCTTCCAACGGCGTGCGTGAGTGGAAGGATGTCGTTCCTCAGATCCGTGAACTCAAGGAGGCAGGTCTCACAGTGCCTGAGATCGCTGAAAAGCTGCAACTCAGCTACGTGCTGGTCAATCAGGTCATGCTACAGAGCTACAAAATGAGCGTCGACACCATCGGCGTGTTTGAGCGGCAGGAACGAATCCGCCTTGGTCTCGACTAGGCATTAAAAAAGCCCCGCTGTCGCGGGGCCTGCTTTCTCCCGAGTTATCAGGAGTACACGCCGCTGTCGTAGGGGGTGTTTACCAGCAGACGCACCAGGGGCACGTTCTTGGCGCTGTTGTAAGCCAAGGTCCAAGAACCGGTGGCTGCCAAGTTGCCTGAGGTGGTGGCGTTAGTGGGGTTGTCGCCGGCGGCGCTCCACTTCGTGCCGTTGACGTGGAAACCGTAGTGGTAATCCACGATCAGCAGATCTTGGAAGCTGGACTTATTGCGGTCCACCTCCACGCGCAGATCCTGCTGCATGCCCTCACCAATCACGTTGCTACCAAATAGGTAGACCGGATACTTGTTGAGGTGAGTGGCGGTGCCACCCGAGATCACGCCGATCTGGTCGTCGATCACCACGTTCAGGCCGGCAAAGCGACCCACTTGGCCAGAACCGAGGCCAGCACCCACGCCGCCACCGGCGTAGACAGAACCACCAGAAGACTGCACCTGCAAGTAGCCGGTCTCCTCCAGATAGGCAGCCACATTGCTGTGCATGGCAATGCCAGACAGCTCATAGCCGCGCTCACCCAGTTTCTGCTTGGCAGCCACCACGTTGGCAGCAGTCAGGTAGTTGGCTGAGGTGGCGGTGGTGGTGCCGGTCTTATCAACAGTGTTTGCACCCAACACACCCGAGCCGGCGATGCTGCCGAACAGGCCGCTCAGTTGAGCGTTGAGGGTGGTGGTCTTCAGCTTGTTGATCGCGCCAGCCAGTTGATCACGCACGTGAGCGAGACCATCAGCACCGGAGCCGAGCTTGCTGAGCGAATCAGTGGCGTACTGGAAGCCGCGATGCAGAATCGTCATAATCTGCTCGTCGGCAGTGACGTTCTGGCTGGTCAGATAACCAGCGCCAGAGGTTCCCCAGCTGTTGCTGGAAGTGATCACCTCTTCAGTGGGGTTCAGGGCGTCGAAGAAAGGAACTCGAACCCGAGTGCCACCCTCACGAGCATCGAGAGCGCTGTTGCGCTGCACAATGCCTGCGCGGATAAATGCCGACTGCTCAAAAATACGCTCCGAGGTGTACTGAAGAAACTCGGGGCGGGTGATCAGGTTGGACAGGAATGTCCCGCCCATGTTCTGTTGTGCCATTGTTCTGAATTGCGGGGTTTACCGTGATTACCCGCGACCTGCCTCGGCCTTGAGAGCCCTGGCAAGATCTGGGTTTTCGACTTCAAGCCTCACTGCTTCCGTCAAGTTGAATGTCTCCTTCTTGTACGGATTCGCAACGCCGGGAAGACCGTTCGCACTGGGTGCGCTGCCCATCCCTATAGCTCCAGAACTGCGGAAGTGATGCTCCCAGCCAGAGCCAGGATTCCGTAGCTGCGTCAGGTATGCGTTCAGCGGTTGCTCAATACCATTGACGATTACGGCAGGGCCGTTGTCGTTGGCACGTAGCTGGTGCTGCAGCAGTCCGTAAAGCTGTTCAGGAGCTAAGGCGTTGGCTTGGCCGATCTGTTGGATTGCCTGAGCGCGGAGTCGCTCTGCATTCGCTTCTTGATCCTTGGCCTGAAGCGCGGCTTCAAGCTCAGTGATCCGCTGTTGCAGACGTGCGTTGTCTCCGTTTGCCTCCTCCCACAGCTTCTTGTACTCACCGCTAGCGGCAAGTTGCTGCTGTTTGCCTGACTTCAGCTCGGTCTCACGTTCCCGTAGCGAACGCTCTAATTCGCCAAGTCGCTCATTGAGTTTGCGGTTGGCTTCGCCCTTGCTGAGATTGTCCTGCTGGACAAGCTCTAACTTGCGGCGCAGTGCTGCTACATCGTCGGAGCCGGTGGTCGCTTCGGGCTGCTGATTCACGGAATCAACTTGCTCCCCCACCGAGGGAGCACCCATGACTTCTTCAGTCATGCAATGAGGTGAAACTACACCCGAGGTTGCCCCTATCTAATTAACTCAGGGATCAGAACGCACCGGCAAAGCGGGTGTAGTGGTGGCGCGCCCTCAGGAAACCCAGAAGGTGTGTCCTCAACGCGGCCATGTAGCGGTCTGCAACGTGGACAGGTCTTTGGATCTAACACCGCATTCCATCTCCATTGCACCTGCTGCACAACACCGGCGTCCTGTGCAACCTCAGCGGCACGCTGCGCGGCTGGTGTGACCGGTGCCCACAATGCTGCAGCAGTAATCGAACGGAAGCGTTCACGCCATGCGTTCGCCACCGTCCCCTTCGTAACCACAGGCACCTCACGCCCCGCTCGTATCCGTACACCCACGACTTTCTGCGCGATCTGCGCTGTCGTGGGATCGTCGAAGAACTGACTAATCACGCTGCGCTCTAGCAGTTGCAACAGCTGTGACACAAAAGGCGTAATCCCCGTCACCGGTGCTGGTGTGAACAAACGAGACAGGCGGGTTCCAACGATCCGTGTCTCATCCAGCACTTGGGTCACAGGGCGAGGCCGCAGCTGACCTGTCTGCAGCAAAAACATCTCCTCGACGGTGGGCAACACCAGCGCCTCCATCGCTGTTACGCGGCTGAATAGCAGCTGGGCCAATACATCATTGGCCTGGAACAGCCACGGGATGATCTGGCGACGCAGTTGCGGCCACATCATGTACCGCTCAAAGCGGGTCTCAGGGAGCTGTCCCAACAACAAAGCGTAAATGCGTAGCGCCAGTTCATAAAGCACATCACGCGCCTCGGCATCCGTTAGATCCTCTTGGCGAGTGATTGCTTCTGCAAGCTGGGCGATGTACGCCTTAGGGGTCATGAGGCATTACGTCCTGGGCGCAGT